CCTCGCCCCACCACAGCCTTTCATGCGCGCCGTGGTTGAAGAGATCGACGCTGGCGTGATAGCGCGGGCCGTAGCACAGCTCGGGATATGCCCCCATGAAGCGATCGACGGCTTCCTTTGTCACCTTCAGGAACCCAGCAGGCGCCACAGACGCCCTGATGCACCCATCGGCGCGCACTTCCGGAGTCCCATCGGCGCCAGAAAACACAGCGCCCATGTACTGTTCCTCGGGCACTTTGCAGCGATAGGTCCCTGCAACGACATCACCATCGGTTTGCAGCAGTGCCAGCAGATCGCCAGCCGGCCACTCGAGGTCATAGTCCAGGAAGATGATCACGTCCGCCTTGTGGTCGAGCGCCTTGCGCAGCATCTTTGCCCTGGCGCCGCCGATGTACGGGTTGTTGATTTCCTGGACCAGTTCCTCGTCCCACCCAGCCGCGTGAATGAGCGGGATCGATCGTTCAAGCGACTCGATGAATTTTGGGTATGGCTTGCGCACGATCGGGACGCAGAAGACCACCTTGGGCTTGCTTCCATCTGGGCGGCCTTCGTCATCGAAACCGAACATGCTCATTTGGTGCCAACCGCGAGTAATTGATGGCAGGGCAGTCGCTTGGTAGTGACCTCAAACCCGGCCGCCTCCATCACCGCGCGCAGCGTCGACTCGACAAAGCCGCAGTGATGCGCCATGAACGGCGCGTCTTCCAATCGCGCCGGGTCGCCATACATGAGGTGCAGCCCGGACATGCCAATTTCCGGGATCAGATCGTCTGTGGGCGCGACACCCTCCAGATCCGGCACCTGAATGACTGCGTGCCCGCCCGGCTTGAGCACGCGCATAAACCCGGACAGCGCTTTCGGCACTTGGTGCGGGTACAGGTGTTCGAGGGCGTTGTTGCACGCGACAGCATCAAACGGGCCAACATCGTGCAGGTTCGCCATGTCCCCCACGATGTCTGGGTTGGTCCGCGGGTCGATGTCCAACCGAACCACGGACCATCCCTGCTCAGTCCATTGCTGGCCCTCTTCTCCGCAGCCAGCGATCAGAACGGAGCGCACCGGCGCCACCTTACGCGGCGCCCTTCCAAATGCCCAGGCCGGTCAGCGTCGCGGCCACCTCGGCGCAAAAGGCCGCCAGATTGCTCGTCACGCTGATATAGGACTGCGCCGACACGACCGAGGCCGCCTGCACGGACGAGGCCCGCTGGGTTGCCGGCGTGGTGCCGTAGAAGGAAACCTTGTCGGTGGCCGAGCGGCCCAGCGTGGTCCCACTGGTGGCGCCACTGCCCAACATTTCGACATCGGAACCGAGAGCGATTGCCATGTTCTGTACCTCTTTGCTTGATGACTTTGGGTTGATGCACTAGCTGACGTCAGCCGTCAGCGTGGATGCGGCAGGCGAGCTGCGGGCGGATCGTCTTGTAGCCGTAGCAGACATCGAGGCGGCACGGGAACTTGTCCTGGTTGATGTCGTACTGACGCACGACACGCATCGAGATCCCGTCGTACACCTCGCGGGCCGCAAAGTCGACGCCCTTGGGCATCACCAAATCGGCAAACGCGATGGCGAAGGCGTCCTTGTGGAACACCATCGACGTGTTCAGCAGTTCGCTCGCGCCAGCGCCGACCTTGACCACGGCGCCGCCGTTCGTCGGCGAAGCGGACACGTTCTGCGTCGCGCCCGAGGTCACGATGGCCGGCGAGATCGTCAGCGTCGTCGAGGCCGCGTCGGCCGTCACGGTGAACTGCTGCAGCGTCCCCGTCGAGGCCTTCGTCTCGGGGTGGACCGAGTTGCAGCCCGCCAGCGTCACGATGTCGCCCTTCTTGAAGGTCTTGCTCGAGCCGTTGGCGATCGTGATCGACGAGCCCGTCTGGCTCGCGCCGTTGACGGTGCAGGTCGTGGTCTTGGCTGCGTCGCCGGTCGTGTGGTCGCCCGCGTGCGTGCTCTCGTAGAAGTCGAAACCAGCCGTGCGGCCGATCTTGCCCTCGCGGTACTGCTTCTTGAGCGCGCCGTCGTCTTGGAACAGGCCCTTGACGGCATCGATCAACTTGACCTGATGCGTGGTGCTCAGACATGCCGTGCGGTTGTTGTCGAGCGGCGCCAGCGAGTCGTTCAGCGCCTTGCGGCCCAGCAGGACATGGGACAGCGCCAAGGCCGCGGCGTCGCCGTCGACCATCTGGTACACGTCCTTGTACATGCTGTAAGCGTCGGACTCGATCGAGGCAGCCAGGACGGCCATCGCCGGCTCCAGGATGCGTTCGCTGAAGTCGTCCATCGAGAGCGTGAGCTCGGCCGAGCTGAAATTCAGGTCGACGCCCTTCTGGGTGCCGATCGTGAGCGTCGTGCTCGTCTCGCTGGTGTCTTGCGCCGAGAGCACGGCGCCGGTGCGAACCGTGTACTGGTTCGGCAAGCGGATCTTCAGCGAGTCGCCGATCTTGGCGCCGGTCTGTGAAAACTGGTCGTCGTAGCTGCGATTGATTGCGCCAACAAAGGTCAGCTTCTGGTGGAGGACGCGCAACGCTTCGCGCGTCACAGCGGTCGGGGTGAGGATCGAATTTGCCATGTCTGTATCTCCGGGCCCTCTCGGGCTTGGGAGCAATGCGCGTCCGGCTCTTTACCGGCTTCGCGCCTTGCTGAGTTGCTGTCGTCTGCGCTTCATCCACTCGTCCATGGGCACCGCCGGATCATTCAAAGACCGAACCGTGCCCGATCCGCCGCCGCTGGGCAGCGTGGGCGTAGGCTCGGCGCTCTGCACTGCTTTCGGCGCTGCCTTTGCGGTGGCGGATGCCGCGCGCTTCTGGGCCTGCTGGTACAGCACCGCGTCGCGCAAGATCGGAAGCAAGCCTGGGTTAGCCGCGAAGAACTGGAAATGCTGCTGCTGTACGCCGTACACCGAAGCACCCAGATCGTTCACCGCCGCCGTGACATCTGGCGACCATTGCGAAACAATGCTGCGAACCGTCTCGACGGCAGCCCGTTGAGCTTGCTGTGCCTGCTGCTGCGCCTGTTGGCCCAGCTGCTGCTGCGCTTGCTGCAACCGCTGCACCGCACCCATCCGTTGCTCGCGGATCGCGCCGAGTTGGACGTTGGCCTGCTGCACCTGTAGTTGCTGCTCGGGCGTGAGGGTGTGCCAGTTGGCCGACCCCTGCTGCACGAACTGCGACAGCTGCTGCACCTGGCCGTCCAGGGCCTTCAGCGTGGCCAGCTCTTCGAAGTGCGTTTGCTGCAGTTGCGCCTGTTGGGCTAGTTGCTGCTCACGCTCTGCGATCGCCTGCTGCGCTGCTTGCCGTTCTTGGGCGAGCTGTTGAGTCTTCTGGGTGTAGTCCGCGTCTTTCAGGATCGCGGCTTCCAGCGCCTTCGGGACGACGTATTTCTTGCCCCCGAACTCAACCTCAGCGGTCTCCGGTGTAGCGGCAGGCTGTTCGCCTTCGCCACCGGGCTCGTTCGCGGCCACATCGTCGTCGGACTGGTAGGCTTCCCCTTGGTCCGTAGAACCGGAAACTCCCTCATCCTCACCAGGCAAAGGGTTGGTTTCTTGGACTCCCGACGCACCTTGCTGCAGGTCTGCGGGCGGGTTGGTCCCTAGTTCTTCGCTCATTGTGCAACTCCTGTCGGAAGTGTCAAGCCCATAGTCTGGGCTTGTTGTGGTTGCCCCATCGGCGGCCCTGCGGACACATCCGGGGAGTTCATCAGCTGGCGCAACGTCTGAATGACCAGCGCCTGCACCTGTTGCGGGTTCATGCCTGCCGACACCGCTTGCATTCGGTCAGTCTCGGCCGCGTAGCCCTTGATAGCCACGTCTTGGGCCTTGATCGACAAGTCGCCCTTCAGGCGCTGGTTCTCGGCCTGCAGGCTCTGCACTGCTGCGCCGGCCTGCTGGAGCTGTTGCTGCAGTTGCTGGATGGCCTGCTGCATCTGCTGCGCCTGCGGGTCTTGCCCCTGCAACTGCGGCGGCAACATCGCGCGCAAGCGCTGCGCGATCTCATCGGCGCCAGGCCAGTCAAGGTTCTTGGCTAGCAGGTCGCCGATGAGTGGGGCGGCCTGCGGCACGGCGCGCATGAACTCGGTCATCTGCACCGCGGCCTCTTGGCGCTTGGTCGTGAAGCTCGGCCCGGTGTCCACGGTAAGGTCGTACTTGCCGGCCGTCAGGTCAAACACGCCGGCGCCACCGTTGGGCATCTGCACTTGCTGGTTGACCGGGACGTTCTGCTGCGACCCGTCTTGCCCGAGCACCCGCACCATGCGCGGGCCCGTGTAGACCTTGGGGATAAGGTCGATCAGGATGCGGCCCGTGTGCCTTATCGCTCGCGCCAGGTTGTCGATGAAGTGGAACGTACTCACGTCCCCCTCGCGCTGCCTGGCCGTAATCGCCACGCCGCTCGTTTCGTTGCTGCGAGCGCCGAGTGAGGCATCGTACATGCCGATGATGGCCTTCATGTCGTCGCTGGCGTTCAGGGCCTCCTGAAGCGCCCCAGCGGGCGGGCCATCGAAGCCCTGGCGCTGCGGTGGCGGGGCGCCCGGCACTGGGTCGTATTCGAGATACGGATGGTTTTCGGTGTTCGCCGTCGCCCACCGCCCCTTGTCGCTCTTGGCAAAGCCCTTTGGGCCGATCCATGGTGCGCGCGGGGCCAGCGCGACAAGCTCGGTCGTTGTCGTGCGCCAGTAGTTGAACATCCGCTGCGGGTCTTTGGCGTCTCGGATCAGCGAGCGCAGGACACGCTTTCCCTCGACGTTCACCTCATCGCCATAGACCGGCACGATCGGGATGTACTTGCCAGGCCATTTCGTGGTGCTGAGCACTTCAGCGCCCGACAGGATGTGCTGCACCACCTCATGCGCGCGGGCCTCGCGGTCGCCGATAACGACGATCCCGGCCTGCATGAAAAGGTCTTGCCTGGCCAGGTAGTCATCGGCGCCCATCACCGCGCCGGTACTGAGCTGCACGATCCGGCGCTTGACCTCTTCGCGTCGCCACCATTCGGCAAGGCGGATCTCATCGCCAGCCCGCCACAGCGCATCGAGATCGTCATACGCCGATGCGTCCCAGCTGGTGGCCTCGGCGCCCTTGTACGCTTTCTTGAAGCGGTCGAGCGGCATCATCTCTGTGACGAATGCCTCGGACCAGTCGGCCGAGTCTGCCGCGGTGCTGCGCGGGTCAGGGTAGACGGTCAGCGGATTGGCGATGCGCTCAATTGCCAGATCCAGATCGAAAGTGTCATCGTGGGCAAAGACAGTCTTGATGCGCCAGTAGCCGAAGCCCATACCCACGGCGCATTCGAGTGCGGTGTCATAGGCGATGTCCGCATTCGACGTGTACTCGATATTGCGGATCAGCCCGTTGATGATCTGCGCGGTCACCGGGTCGCCCGAGCTGTCCGCCGGGCTCACCTTCATGGCCGGGCGGTTCTGGCGGCCGTCGTTGACAACCTGGCGGATGAATGCCGGCAGCTTGTTGATGGTCAGGCAAGGGCGCTTTTGACGCATGCGCTCTGCCATCACGTCGGCTGGCCACTGTTCGCCGAGGCGGGCGAACTTCAGGTCATCAAGCGCACTGGCGCGGTTTTCACTCGACGCTTCCTCGGCTTGCGAGAAAGCCTCATGCGCGGCATCAAGCAGTTCTTCCTGCTCTTTCGCCGATAGCTTGCGCGCCTCTTTGGCATCTGCGAACGCCTCGCTGGCGTCCGCGATCAGTTGATTCATAGTCCCTCCGGGCGCCTCTCGGCGATGCGGATCGCTGCATTCTCGGGTACACCACCCGCCGGCCCGCAGCTATAGGCCCGGCCATCGCGCTAGGTCATGACATCCAGCTCCCCTCGCTCCGATACTGGAATTCATCCTTGTCTTCTTTCTCGGCGTCCGGCGGGGTGTGCACGATGCATAAGAGGCCGAACGCATCGGCGGCATGACTCGACCAGTCGTGTTCTGGACCGAGGCCGACGTTGCGAACGGCATCGCGCTTCTCGTGATACCACCCCAGCGCCGAGATGCCTGCATCGCATCGTTCCTGGTCAAACCACATCGACGGGAACAGCCTGCGCGCCTGTTCGATGCGGGACATCGCCGCGCCTTTGCCTTGGTTTGGCACAACGGTTACGTCGTACTCTGCGCTCCTAAATGCGCTGGCATAGGACACATCAAACACGCGGTCGTTTGCGCTGCCATCGTGCGGGAGCCATACCTGCGTGGTGGAGGGTGTATATCCACGCCCGCGCATCCATGCCAAGTGGCTACCAAGCGGCTGCCCAACAGCCTCGTAGTAGTCGAGCACTCTGATCTCGCGCCCGATGAACTGAGCGATCCACAGACAAAACGCATCCGCCCTTGCACCTGTGCCCCCAATGTCAGCAAACGCGCGCAGTGTCATCAATGGGTCTTTGGCTACCCTGCAGATACGTCCTTCAGCCCTCGCAGCAAGCAGTTCTTTCGCCCAGTAGGCTCCCTGCATTGCCGTCGCAAATTCGCCTTCCCAAATGTGCGAGTAGCTGTCTGGCCGCTCTTTCAGATCCTTCAGCCTCGTGCGATTGAGCCGGTCAGGAAACCACGGGTTGTCGCGCCAATTGATCTGGGCGATCTTCGTTCTGTCGTCTGGCGCGCACTCCCGGAATCGCTTATTGGTCGCGCTGGCTTTCAGCCTAGGATTCCATGTCACCCACAGTTCGCTTCCATCCTCGCGGATCGTCGGGATGAGCTCGATCCAGGCGTCCTCTGTCACGTCTTCGGCTTCATCAACCCAGCACAGCAGAATGCGTGACTTCGACTTGACACTGCTGACGTTACGGTCTAGTCCTGCGAACACGTACGAGACGCGACCATCAATGGTGCGGATGTACTTTTCTCCAATGTCGAAGTAAGACAGCAACCATGGTTCTGACCGGATGGCCGCTTTGATTTCCTCCATGCTCGAATCTGCCAGCGACGACATGAACTGGCGCCCGCACAGAATCAACCCCTCGCGCCCGGTCTTAGCCCAGGCATAGGCCCGCACGGCTGTCATCTTCGCAAAGCTGCGCGTCTTCGCGCTGCCGCGCCCGCCATATGCGCCGCGCGTGTCTGCTTCTCCGTCAAAAATCGGGATCAGTTTGGGTGGCAGCTCGACGCGCGCAAGGGTCATGGCTTTGCCGCGACAAGTTCTATCCGCGTGACAGTCGATACTGGCCCCCCGCCATCACCTGTAATGGCCTGCGCTGGTCGCCCGAACCCGCGGTCCAGCAATGCAACAGCAGCCGCAGCCCTAGACTGTGGAGGGTTGCTTGCGTCGTTTGCGATCTGAGCAAGAACTTCGATCATCCTCGGCCCGTGCAGCGCCGCAGCCGCCTTTATGTCGGCCGTTGCCTTGTTCGGACAGCCCTTGCGCGAGCCGCCTGGCGGTCTTGTTCCTTTGGGTGCAGGCATCAGCACTTAACGGCGCTTTGCCGTTCCTCGTTCGCATTGACCGTTGCTGCCCAGCGGCTAGCCGCAAACGCCACGCCAAGCGCAGCCCAGGCGTGAGATGTCACTCCGTAGGTGGGCCCGGGCGACTTCTTCGTCCCAGGCGCCCCAAGCTCATCGATCAGCGCCTGCCGCACATTCGGGTCGCGCGCCTTCGTCGAGTTGCACAACGCCAGCTTGACCGCCGTGCGATACACGAAGCGCACGCTCTCAGGATCGCGCCATGCCTGCTGGAACCGCCCGATCCAGCGCACGGTCTCGAAGACATCGCGCCCAACCGCCATGCCGTAGCAGGCCACCATCTCAAGTGCGAGCGTGTCTGCACCCTGACCGTGGCGCACCCATTCGAGGACATCGGCGTTTGGATGCACGCCAGCGTCCAGCACCTGGCCGCCGTCGAAGAGCACCCAGCCTGAGCGCTCGGTGCCTGGGTCGATGGCGAAGATCAAGCCTCAGCCCTCGCCGCATCGATCCGCTGAGCCCAGGACTTCACGAGCCTGTGCCCGACTTCCCAGTCGTCTCCGAAGGTGGAGCGCAGCGCATCCCTGTACTCCGGCAGCAACTTCCCGGCGGCGCAAGCGCGCGTGTACTCGATGCCGTGCGCGAGCTGGCGCGCGGAGCACTCGATGCAGCCGAGGTGATAGAACCCTGAGAGCGGGTCATCGGCCGCGGCGGCGCAGCTTGTGCAGCTTGTGCGCGTCACATCCACTGCGCCACCTCGAAGACGTGACACGGGCCGAACTTTGCAACCGGCTTGCCGCCGAGCCGAAGGCGCTGCATCTTCCGCACATCGCTGTCCTTCGGCACGTCGAAGATCACGGACTCCAAGAACCAGCGCGTGTACTTGCCGCCCTTGCGATCCGTCTTCACCAGACCATCCTTGCGCATTGCGGCGCAGTGAACCCGAGTACTCTCGTGGCTCAAGCCGACGATTTTTCGGATCTCCGACGACTGCACACCAGCATCGCCGGCTCTTTCGATGCAGGCGAGTATCTCGGCGCGGTTGCGAATGCCGGTAGCGCGGTTGGCATCGACGCCGATCTGCCGATATGGCGCGAGGTTTGCCAGCGATTTGGCCGAGACTGTGCGCTTCATGCGGCTGACTCCTTGCGATGCGAGATCATCGGCACGGCATCGGCGGCCGTGATGGCTGTCTTCGACCCGCTCACGCCGCTGGCCAGCACCAAAGCGGCCTTGTGCGCATCGCCGACAAGCAGCGGAGGCGCGACTCTGCATCCACGCATCGCGTTCATCGCTTCGTGCTCGCCGACGAGGCGGGCCGGATACGGATGCTCCTGGCGCTGCGAGTAGGCGCGATGCAGATCCGTGA